TTGTTCACCTAAGCTGATTGTTACTGACTCAGGGTCTTCAATCTCAATCTCTAACGGTTCTTGATCTTCTTCTATAGGTATAGCATCTATGCCCATCGGGGCCGGGTTCACACTTTTGTCTATCATTTTGTTTCCTTAATTAATAATAAGCAGCTTTCTTTCTAGCTTTATAATAGTAGTCATCCACTTCTGCTTCATCACTGGGTAATCGTAAGAAGCCACCTTGCCTAAACCGCAACAATGCTAGTGTTGTAGAATCCACTAAGTCATCATGCGTACCACTTGGAAAATCGTTACATTCTTCTATGACTTCTTTAGCCCATCTATGTTCAGGAGCCCATACTATACCAGCAGAGAACAAATCGGATATAGCATTAACTCTACTAATTTTATCTTGACCTTTACCCGGTGTAAATTCCCCTACGGGTACACCCATACGCCTTAATTCTTGGTATAAAGCAGCCCCGTTAGACTTCTTTTCGACTATAAAAGAGTCAGGTTGCCATTCCTTGTACTCTTCTAGTACAAGTTTCTTTAATTCAGGGAACTCTAAGCGCCTCTTTATAGCATTTAATAGAATAATATTAAAGTTATTAGTCTCTTCATTGAAAAACACTCCCCAAACGGTAAGAGCGTTAAAGTCAGCCCTATTATTTGTTTCTTGGGCAGCATCGAGAGCCATAATGGTAAACTCACAATCAGGAGGTGTGTTTCCTTCCCAAATATTCCACCACTCACGCTTAATTAACGCCCCTTCTTCCGAAGTCGGCTTCTGTAAATACTGAGCGTTCCAGTATCGCACGTCTAATGATGCTTTCTTAGCTAATAGCTCTTCAATTTCCCAGAACTCAGGCCACAATGCAGTGCCATCATCTTTAATAGCAGGAAATTCTATAACTTCCCACGGGTCTACACCCTCTTCACGTTCCATTTGTGAAACTATTTGCCCAGTAAGGTCTAGTTTAGACCACCGAGTCATTACAACAATAATAGCCCCACCCGGCATCAGACGTTGGATAGGACCAGACTGGAACCACTCCCACGCTGGGAGGAAAACACTAGCTTTATTCTGTTTAGCGTCCTGTTCTGAGTGTGGATCATCAATTATAAAAAGGTCCGCCCCACGGCCCGCAAGAGCACCCCCCACTCCAATAGCGAAATACTCACCATTAAAATTTGTACCCCATCTAGAGGCAGATTTTGAGTCAGACTGTAGCTCAACTTGTGGAAAAATACCTTTATATTCATTGGAACCTACCAAGTTACGTACCCGTCTACCGAAGTTAATAGCTAAGTCAGCAGTGTGAGAAGCCATTATGATCTTCTTTTGCGGGAATTTACCTAAGAACCACGCTGGCGCTAGATATGATATAAGTTCAGACTTACCATGACGCGGGGCAATGTTAACTACAACACGTTTTTTCTTACCTGCGGCTATGTCTTCAAAGACTTGTATCAGTTTTAAATGGTGAGGCCCTACTTTGTAGTCAGGATATACATGATTAATGAAATCTAGGAAAGAAAGCTTCCCTAATGTCTGAGCTATCTGGGCCTCATATTCTTTTAATAGTGATGCGGTGCGGCGTTTTTGTGCATCGGGCATTGAGGGTAATGCTTGACGTAGTTTAAATAAGTCTTCTGGAGTAAGTTTAATACTCATGTGGTAGATATTATCTGTCTAGCTTCTGCGTCTATAACTCTTCCTTCTATAATACTAAGAGTATCTAACAACTCTTGCTCTACTTCTTCTATAGTCTGTATTTTAATAGTTAACTCAGTACGTTTCTTAAAAGCATCTACGCCATCTATGTCCCCTAAGTGTTTCAAAGCCATTATTCTAGTCTTACTATCCTGAGAGTTCTCAACTTCAGTTACTAACTTATTAACCACATACATCTTAAGATCAGCTAAATCATCAACTATAGCCATATTCATTTGAGCAACCATACCTGCAAGTAAAGCAAGAGTCTCATTAGGGAATTGGTTGTACTCAGGTTTGTATGAAGGGTCGGAAGCCATTTCTAAAGCTGTAGCAGTTGCTTGGGTTGTGTTGGCAATGGATGGAGCAATGGGTGTGCCTGTTAAGTCAGACATTAATTTAATAACATTCGCCCGCATGTTTAGCTCTTCTGTAGGCGATAGTGTAGGAAATGCCTGTTTGGCACTTATTGGAAGAGGCACGTTCTCTTCTATAGTGGGATAGTAGTATTCAGATGTCATATTTACTGTTTGGTAAAATGTTTTAAGAAGTCTAACACATAGGTAAATTTTTTACGAAATATTTTTTTGGTGGGGCTTTTTAAAAAGCAACGGGGGGGTGTATATTTAAAGTTTACATATCCAGCTGGGGGATTTTTTAGCGGTGATTTGCGTGGTACTAAGTGTAAAAGAACCGGGGGGTTTAACTGAAAAACGGGGTGATGGGGGTCGTTGATAGCGCCTAGACCTAATTAGTTTAGTTAAACTTTACCTAATGAATGTTTTATGGTCTAATAGAACCGTACCAGATGAGTACATAACTATAACAACGAGGCAATACAATGAACCTATTAAAGATTGAATGTTGGAACGAACTAAGCACAACAATGAAAGTGTATATATGTATCAGTGCCGCATTTATGGCGGTTATATTAATAGAGAACATAGCAGTAGCTATGTTAAGAGGGTAAGGCAATGAATGATATTGAAGTAAAAGTATTATATACATTATGGTTTACATATCGAGGCGGTAAGAATGTTGTAGTATTAGAGCGTCTTATAAAACCTTCAAAGGCTGGTAAGTTCTTAGATATGTATGATGGACTAATGGATAGTATGTGGTACATGTGTCCTACTGAATACTATAACAACAACCTAAGATAACAACCCAACGCACAAGGATGTGCATAACAACGAGGCAATGCAATGACTAAACTAACAGATAGTAAACGAGTAATACTAATATCGTTCTGGTGCGATTACTGTCCAGATGCACCATGTTCAAGAGTACAAGAGCTATGTGATTATGTAGAAGATAATAACCTAGCTAAAGAATTAGATAGTGTTAAAGCTTATATGATGGTAATACTAGACTTCATATACTCTAGAGCGTAAACAACACGGAGACCTTCGGGTCTCCTTTTTTATACCCTGCCAAATTGATACCAGTTATAAAAGCTTGAGCACGTCTAACCGAGTACACATAGATAAATAACGTATCGTCACATGACGACATCATTAGTATGCTTAAACTTTACCTAATAGACTAATTATGATTAAATAGAACCGTACCAGATGCAAACACGCAAACGGACATAATGAGATAATACAATGACAACTAAAAAAGTAGAAGTTTTAACAGTTAAGAGCCAAGCTTATTCTCACGCGGCTTCAGCTAATACAATTTATAATATTGCTAAGTGGTGTTTGGCAACCGTGTCTGGCTATCCCGTTAAAGATAGCATTGCAAAAGAAACACGGGAGCAGTTTTATCAAGGCTATAGATTGCATCATAGCGAGATCTATGAGGCTAAGTCTAGTATAGACGATGTTGGTAAGGAGATTACAGTAACCGTTGCTATGGCGTATAGCTACACCACCAATGAGTTTGGTAAGTTAAAAGATACACAGCCCAAACTTCATAAAGCCGTTGGCGCTGTTCGCATGGCTTCTGATAAGTACTGTAATACACGATATACAAGAATATTAGCCAAGGGCGCTACTATATTAAAAGAGGGTCAACCACGCGCACCACGCCAAACCAAAACAGTACGGGAGCAATGCGCCAAGTACTGCGATGATATGGAGCAAAAAATAAAACTACACGTTGGTAAGGAGGTAGAGAATAAAGCAACGTTGGACGCCGCTCTACTCACTCTAACAGCCTTTAAAAATAAAATGGAGGAGTTGTTAAAAAACATTAATTAGTATCTTACCCGTCAGGCTTCGGTCTGACGGGTTTTTTTTGCCTCCAAAATTGATACCAGTTATTAAAGCGTGAGCGCGTCTAATTGAGTTCATTTCTAAAATATCAGAATCTATTCTTAGTTCATTTCTGATTCCACACAAACTATCTTTGTACTGACCGACTAAGAGATAATTATCATATCCTCACATGACGACATTGTAAAGTATAACTGTACCCTAGCTACAACCCACGCCGTCTATGGTGTCAGACGCAATAAAGTTCCCAAAAAAACTCTTTGTGTAATTGTGTTTACCTGTAAGTGCCTGATATACAAATAGATTATATTTTCTGTGTCAGCGTTGTTTTTTTGAGTGACACACGCTCAGCCCAAGTGAAATAGCGGGCTGCGTAGACATTGTGTGCGTTGTGCACTAGATTTTTAGGGGATAGGAGGTAAAGTTAAACCTAAATTTGCACAAGATTAAGAAGACGGGGCAAACGTCACACCACATCAAAAATAGCATTTTACTAGGGGTACACCCATATTTCAAATACTTGGAACAAAGCACACAATTTGTACAATAATTGTACGATTACTACTACTATATATAAATATAAATAATAATAATAATAATAAAAACAAATACTTATAAAATACCTTATTTCATTTCTAAATTATCAGAAATGGTAAAACGCCTTTTTTGTGCACTGTACTTAATGTTTTATTGCACAGAAATCAGCACCAAATTCGCTACAACCCGCACCACTCCTACACATTTTTGTGCACTCCTCCTATGACACAAAAAGCACAAAACAACTAACTTTACATATCTTTTTTTACTAACTTTACATATCTTTTTCATTTCTGATTCCACACAAACTAAACCCCATAAAACACCCCAAAACATACCCTTTTCATTTCTAAAATATCAGATATGATACAAAAAAGAACCTTTTGACAAACCCCAAAAAACATTGTAAGATTGGTGCCTTAGTTTTTGACACAGATTTACCCATTT